AAATGTGTTATGAACAAAGAACGGACAACCCAGGAGGGCAGGTTACTTACCCTGATACCATCAGGACGGCCGGGCTACCTACCGGCTCTGGCACATCCAAAAGATGCACGTTGCGTTTTTATCTTTGCTTTCTTATATTTCCAGCAGGACTACTCCCGCTAAAAACCGGAACCTATCACTTCAACATCATTCTTACATCGTAAAATCTGCCGACAATTATTTTTCCCGCGGTCACAACAGATAATTATTTTCCCTGTTCGCAACCTGCAGGCCAACCAGCTTATATTTTGCATAACCTCCAACCACCAAAGGCTCCCTTTTACAAAGTTCCTCCGCCTCTTCACGGCTTTCTGTTTTCAGGATATACATGCCTGCCATTCCCGGATAGCCTTTAAACACGCCGCATATCTCCAGCTTTCCCTCATCATCCAGCCGCCTGATATTCTCAACATGTTCCTCAACCACTTTCTTGGTTATCTTATTATAGGTCTTGGTCTTTTCGATCATCATCATATACATCAGCTTATCCATACCGCATTCTCCTTCACTGCTTTCAGTTTCTTTCCCACCATTATACAGGACATCCCGACAAAAAGCACCTGTTATTTCACTTCAAAACTCTTTCAACGTAAACGACACCTTCCACAGCCCCTTATAGGACGTATCCTTCACTAGCACCGCCTTATATCCCTCAATAAACATCTCCGTCTTTTTCATTTCCAAAGTCTCCGTATCAAAATACTCCACCGCTATCTTCTCCCTCTGCTTAAACCCCGTCAGCATTTTCAGCCACTTCGGGGAAACCGAAAAACTTACCGGAATAGACACCACCCCCAGCCTTACCACGTCCCTCTGGGTAGTCCCTGCCTCCGTCTCCCCGCCGGAATCCGCCTCCACGTCATCCATCTGCACCTCATAAGAATCCGGCAGAGGGAGCGGAACACCGTCAAACACCAGATACTGTACAAACGCCATCCCTATCTCCCCCCTGACCTCAGATTCTGCCTCGCCTGCGCGTCCACCACCACTTCGTCCAGCAGCGTGCCGCCCACATACACCGGAATACAGATTGTCCCCATTCCGTCTCCGCCCTGCATCCCCGCAAACATCTCCTGCAGGCCGGAAACCATCTGCCGCACAGCCTCCATGGAAGCCCCCTGCGCCTGGACCGCCTGCATATCCGCCAGCTTCGGGCTGACCACCATATCCCCAGCCACACCCTCCACAGCCTTCCTCACCAGCCCCCGGCTCTTCTCAATCCCTCTCGCCAGACCGCCCATAAAATCCGGCATCCAGCTCTCATAATCCGTCAGAGGTCCCACGTCCGGCACAGAGAAATGCAGGTAAGACCGGATGGCATCCGCCACATCGGAAACCGCGCTCACCACATTCCCGAGGGCCCTGCGGACACCCTCCGCAATCCCGTTGATAAAATCCATCCCCCACTGCAAAGCCCTCCCCGGCAGGGACGTGATAAACCTGATGGCAGACTGGAACCCGTCCTGCACCACGCTCCCCAGAGAAGCCAGCGCCGAACCAATCCCCGACACCATCGCCCGGAAAGCCTCCACCGCCGACTGCTTCAAATTCGACGCCGTGGACACCACCAGATTTTTCAGCCCGTTCCAGGCCGAAGCCGCCGCAGAGGACACCGCAGACCACAGATTCCCCATGAAATCCCGCAGCCCCGTCAGCAGGATAGAAACATGGTTCACCAGCCCCTGCACCGCAGAACCCACAATCTGCTGAATGCCGGACCAGATCGTGGAAGCCGCCTGCTGAATGTTCGTCCAGATATGCAGCGCGTCCTCTTTCAGCTTCGTAAAATTCCCCGTCACCAAGTCAACCAGCAACAGAACCGGCCCCAGAATCACGTTTTTAATCAGCTCCCAGGCACCCGAAGCCACCGTCTGAATCCCCTGCCAGATGCCCTGCAGGGCAGCAGAAAGATTCTCCCAAAGAGACCGTATCATATCCACAATCCCGGACAGCACCGGATTCTCCATCATGCCCGTCCAGACATTGTTAAAAAAGTCACCCACCGACTGCCACAGCCCCGACCACCACGCCGGAATCCTTTGAAAAAACGAAACCAGGGACTCCCACGCCGCTGGTATCGTCTCCGTAAAAAACGAACAGATGACCTCCCAGGCAGAGACAAAAAAGTCCCTCACCTGCGCCCAGACCGCATTCACTGCGTCCCGGAACCACTCACACTTATTATAAAGCAGCACAACAACCCCAATCACCGCAGCGATGGCAATGGGAACCCATCCGATAGCCGCCACAACTGCCGAAAGCGCCGGGATCACCGTCCCCGACACAAACCCGACCACGCCGGAAACCGCCCCCGCAATCTTCGGAACCACCGTCAGGATCGTCCCTACGGCGCCTACCACTTTACCAATCACAATCAGCACCGGCCCCAGAGCCGCAGCCACCAGAGCCACCGTGACAATGACCTTCTTCGTCCCCTCGTCCAGCCCGTTCAGCCAGTCTACAAGCCCCTGAATCCACCCCACGATCTGCCGGATGGACGGCATCAGAATCTCCCCGATAGAGATCGCCAGTTCCTCCAACTGGCTCTTCAAAATCGTAAGCTGCCCCGCCAGATTGTCCTGCATGGTCTCAGCCATCCGCTCCGCCGTGCCGTCACAGTTGTTAATGGCGCTGTTCAGCTTCTCAATATCCCCAGGAGCCGCATTCATCACAGCCAAAAACCCGCTCATGGCGTTCTTCCCCACCAATGCCTCCGCATTGGCCGCCCGCTCGGATTCCGACATCTGCGCGAACGCCGCCCGGCAGTCCGTCAGGATATCCCCCAGGCTCCGCATACTCCCGTCCGCATTGGTAGTCTGCACCGTCAGCTCCCCGAACGCATCTCCAACGAAAGTCACTTCCCCCGTCAGGCTGGTCAGCATGGTCCTCATGGCCGTGCCGGCCTGGGAAGACTTGATTCCCGCATTCGCCATCAGCCCGATGGCTTCCGCCGTATCCTCCGCCGTGAACCCCAAAGCCCCTGCAACCGGCGCACAATACTTGAACGTCTCTCCCATCATGGCCACGTTCGTATTCGCATTACTGCTTGCCGCCGCAAGGATATCCGCAAAATGCCCGGAATCCGAAGCCGACAGCCCCAGGGCGGTCAAAGCGTCCGTCACAATGTCGGAAGTAGTCGCCAGATCCTCCCCGGAAGCGGCCGCAAGGTTCATGATCCCCTCAATGCCGTCCAGCATGTCCCCGGTCTTCCAGCCAGCCATGGCCATATAATTCATAGCTTCTGCCGCCTCGGAAGCGGAGAACTTCGTTTTGCTCCCCATCTCCCGCGCCTTGTCCCGCAGGGCATCCAGCTCCTTCCCCGTGGCCCCAGACACCGCCGCCACCTGGCTCATGGCGGAATCAAAGTCAGAAGCCACCTTTACCGCCGCCGTGGCAAGCCCGCCCACAGCCGCCGTCACCGGCATCAGCTTCTGCCCGACACCCTCAATGGAAGAACCCACACTCTGCAATTTCTCCCCGGCAGCCCCGATTTTCTGCAAAGCCACCGAAGACTGCTCCGCCTGCCGCTCCAAATCCCGAAGTGCCTGCTCCGTCTCAATGATCTCCCTCTGCAAAGCGTCATACTGGCTCTGGGAAATCTCCCCCTTCGCTAGCGCCTCATTCGCCTGCTGCCCTGCCAGCTTCAAAGCGTCCAGCTTCTCCTTCGTCTCACTGACCGCCTGGGAAAGGAGCCGCTGCTTCTGCGCCATCAGCTCCGCATTGCCCGGGTTCAGCTTCAACAGCTTGTTCACGTCCTTTAGCTGTGCCTGCGTGTCCCGAATCTCCTTATTCACCTTTGAAAGCGCCGTGGAGAGCTTCGTAGTATCCCCGCCGATCTCCACTGTAATCCCCTGAATCCTGGATGCCACGAACCTCACCCGCCTTTCTCCAACGAAAAAAGGAGCCGTCACTGGCTCCCATAAAAATGCAACAAAAAAGCGCCTGCCATTTCTGACAAACGCTTATGTAAAATTTATTTTAAATCCAAATTTGATAGATTTATATTTCTTAGTTGCTTTCAGTCAATATAATCAGCCCATCTAAGACTATATCCCATTTCTTGACAATATTCATACATTTCCTCAAAAGTTAATGCTTGCATTCTTGTTAATTCTGCATGAATCTCTTTTAAGATAATCACACCATTATCAACAGACAATGCTCTATCTGGACAAACCACAACTCCTTCTATATGTGCAAACTCAACTTCATCTAATGTCCTAAACTCTTTTCCAGTAAATTCACATTGGGTTATATTATATCGTCTTATTCTCTCCTTTTTTAATTTATTTCTATTTTGTTCTATTTCTAAATAATAACACTCTCTTAATTCATTACATCTCATTGATAATTCTTGATAAACTTCATTGGAAAATTTTAAATATTGCCTATGTTTTCCTAACGAGCTATTAATTCTATAATCCAATATTTGACATAAAGTAGGACCAGAAATACATTCTTTCCCATCAATATTAATTATTTCTGCCGGAGAATAAACACCTTTTACTCCTTGATATATTAATACACGTTCAGCACCTGATGAACCTGTTCTCAATATTTGTGCTAAATCTTTAATCCTAAAATATAGCATACCATTTTGAGCAACAACTGTGCTTTTATAGAATGCATTAATAATAGCCCTTAATGAATTTCGAGATAAAAGCTCTGTCGTTTCATCACAGATATAATCTAAAGCATTTTTATTGCAAAGATATTCTAAATCATATGTTCGTACAGAAAGCTCATACATCATGCCTCACCTACCATTTCTTGATAAATTCGGTTTATTGCCTCAACCACCTTATCTTGATTTTTCAAAACAAAACCTTGATCTGGATGAAACATTTTTATATATCTTAATTTCCATTCTCTTGCTAAATCTTTATTCATATAATGTTTTCTTGTAATTCCTAATTCTTTATTAAATTGTGGATTATAATTCAATATCATAAAAGCCGCTTCATGTTTGTCCGACAAGAAAAAGCCATCTTTATGCTTAATATAATCATTAATAAAAGTTTTTAATGCCTGAATGAATATAAAAACATTTTTAAAACTTTTAAATTTTATTATCCCGTGTAAATTTAAATCTTCATCAACTTTACTTACTATTTCTTTTAGCTTATAATTTTCTTTCAAATTTTTTTCGGACTCCACATCCAGCCAGTCATATTGATTCATCTTTAAACTCCTTACCTCTTTGTTCCTTTATTGAACGCCTTTTTCCACTATCCATCATAGCAGAAAAAGGCTCCTTTATCAATCAGATTTCAAAACCGATCCATATCCTCCTGCGTCCCAATCTCTGCATACCTGCACTCATCATTCCGACTCTCCACAAACATATCATTCACCAGCCCGATAGACAAAAGCTCCGTATCCGCCATAGACAGCCCCAACTGCACACACCTAAGCAGGAATAACGGCGTGGTCATCTCACGCTCTGTTGGACGAAGTTTTTTTTAGCCTCCGCATCCGTCTGGACATTCAGCCCCCATAACTTGATCAGCTCCGGCAACACCTTGTAAATGGAAAACGTATTGAACCCGTCCAGCCATTCCTCCACATCGTCCGGAATCGCCGGGTCTGCGTGCTTCGCCATGGTATAGGCGATATTCTCAAACATCTCTAAAGAAAACAGGTCCAGGTTGGAATGTTCCTCATCCCCCTCCCCAATGCTCTTCTCCAGAATCCGCAGATCCTTATAAATATCCCTCTGGAACTTCAACCGATAAATCCTCGGAATCGCCGCCGAAGCCTTGAACAGCACCTCTTTCCCGTCAATCCCCACCTTCTTCACAATGCTCATACCCTTTCAGCCTCCTTAACCCTGACCTTCCAAATCATCTCCACTGCCGCCCGTCTCCGTCTTTGGAACCGGCAGATACACGCTCTTATACCACCCCTCATACGTCTCCGCAGAAGTCCTGTTCCCCGTCTTTGCTTTCACATACCCGCTTGCCAGCGGCCTTGCCTTCACCGTCAGCGTCTCCGTCTGCACCTCCCGGCTTTCCTCATTGGTCTTCCCCTCAATCTTCGGCCTGCTGGCAGAACAGTTGTACAGCACATGCCGGATCTTCCGGACATCCCCGTCAAACTCAAACAGCAGGGCAAAAGCCCCGGTCTCCGAATTGGCATTCTCCACCAGCACCTCATTCCCGTCCGCTTCCTCCTTCAGCACGTCCGTCCGGAAACTCTCCGGGATCAATGCCAGTTCCAGGTCCCCGTCATAGCCCATATTGTTGGCAATGATATAATACTCAATGCCGTCCGCATAAAAAGACTCCGGCTCCCCGTTGGGGTCCAGCGCCAGCAAAACCGCACTGGGCATCGCCACCGGCGTATCAAACGTCATCTCCCCGTCTTCCGCCACCCTCTGCAGCGCATAATGGCAGTTGCAGATATTGAACTTCACCTTGTTATTCATCCCGTCTATACCTCCGTCTCATACAGAACCTCATACAGCTTCTCCGACTCGATCCACGCCTCGCTCTTCCCGTAGAAAATCCCGTGCTTCAACAGCACCGCCTCCACAGCCTCTTCCAGCTCCGGGTCTTTCAAGTCCGTATACAGCTCAATGTCCAGCTCATTCTTCTTAAAATACGCAATCCCGTCCGCCGAAAAATTATCAGCCCTGGGATACAGGAACACCGCAAACGGCGGCTCCGGCGCCTCCCCTTCCACGAAATGGTCATAGGCAAAAGGAAGCCCCATTTCCTCCATCATTTCCGACACGTCCTCATGGCTCATTTGGACAGCCCCCTTTTTATCCCCTCTTCCAACTCCCGGATGCCCTTTTCCTCCGCCGGGGCAATATGCGGAATGGCTTTCACCCTGCCGCCGCCCCGCTTCGCATGGCCCTTCTCCAAAAGATGGGTAAGCTGATACCGGTTCCGGCTGTGTACCACCACCTCCAGCGTATTGGAAGTCTCCCTCTGCCGCTTCACCGCCCAGCTCTTCTTATACTTCCCTGTCCTCACCGGAGCGCCCGCCTGCGCCTCCTTCTTCACCGTGTTCCCGGCCTTCTTCACACAGCCCTTCATCACGTCCGCAGCAAGCTCCGCATACTCCAAAAGCCCGTCCATAATGGCATCCGCCATCTGGTCTACAGACACCCTCCGATTGTCAGCCATCCCGTCACCTCTTCGCCAGAGAAGCCCGCAGCTTCAACGTCCTATTCTGATACCGCACGTTATCAATAAAAGAAATATTATAAACCTGCCCCCTGAACAAAATCCGGTAATGCTCCGTGTCCATATCAGCCGCTTCCGAACAGTACCGGATAATGAAATACATATCCTTCTGTGCGTTCATCTGCGCCGCCTCCCAGTATTCCTTCCCGGAAAGACTGTTCACAAAAGCGGAACAGGAAAAATGATCCTCCCAGGCCAGCACATGGTTCCCCGCCTTATCGTTCCCCAGAGAGCTTTTCTGGATCGTGATCCGCTCCTTCCACTCCCCCAAAGGATACCTCTGCCGGGAACTCCCGCCAGCCCCGCTAATTCCATTGCTTCTGCCCCATTCCTCCGCCATCAGAACACTTCCTTCCTGATACCGAACAACAGGGAGCGTAAAGTCTGCACCAGTTCCTCATGGTCCGCCTGCTCCCTGTGCTCATACAGATAGGCCGTGACATACAAAACGGCAATCCGCGCCATGGGAAGATGTCCTTCCAGCTCTCCCGCTTCCATCCGCGCCATATCTGCGCACATGCTCTCCCCGGTCTCCAACAGCCCGGAGATAAACCCGTCCTCGTCCGCACTGTCCACCCGGAGATACTGCTTCGCCTCTTCCAACGTCACAACCGTCATCCTGCATCTCTCCTGTCTTTCATACTTTATTTCATGCCGGAGATTTCACACCCCCGCATCACTCCTTCACCATACGCCGGAACCTTACGCTCCGGCGCTGCTCCCCTTGATCGCCATGGTCTTCACAGCCTCCGACAAGATCAGCTTCCCGTCCACCCTCTGGCTTGCCAGGAACCCCACCTGCCCGTTTGCCGCAAACAGCTCATTCAGCCTCTTAAAAGACCTCCCCTGCCAGTCCGCGATCCAGTAATAAGAGAAATCCCCGAAGGCCATCACCTTCGCCCCCGCCGCAACCTCCGGCACATAGGCGGAAGTATGGTACGGGCGGTTCAGGATCATGTCCGGCTGCCCCGCCTGCACGGACGGCTGCCAGATATAATTGCCGTTATTGTCTTTCAGCTTCCGCAGGGCCTTCACCGTGGTATCATTCAGCACCCAGACCGCCTTCTTCCGGTACGGGGACTTCACCGCATAGAACAGGTCCATCACATCGTCAAACGTGATACCGGCAGCCGCCGTGGTCACTCCGTCAGAAGCCCCGCCCGTAGCATTAAAAATACCCGTAGGCTTGCCCTTCCCGTCCCCGGTAAAGAACGCCTCTTCCTCCTTCGCCCCGATCCTGCGCCCGAACTCCTTAGAGATATATGCCTCCAGGTCAAACACACTGTCATTCAGAAGCTCATCCGACACTTTCAGCATCGTCGCCACCTTGTACGCCCCGATGGAAACCTGCCCGAAAGAATCATCCGACTCCGGGTAAGCCCCTTCCTCGTCAATCCAGGAAGCCGTCCCCTTCGTCGCCACCACCGGGATCTTCCGGTCCCCGCTGGAAGTCTGGATCACCGTGGCGATACTCCGGAAAAAGTTCTCTTCCTCCAGAGCCTCCACCAGCGTATGCTCAAACTCGTCCGGCACCAGATACCCGCCCTCGGAATCCGTCCCCACCTGCAGGGCATTCTCCACGTCATAGAAATTCTTCCTCCGCATGGCGTTCCAGAACGTCTTTTTATACTTATCCGTCGCCCTGCCTTTCTTCTCTTCGCCGTCCGGATTGTTGTTCGGCTTATTCGTGATCGGCTCGGAGACAGGCTTATTCAGCTCCGCGTCAATCGCCGCCTGCCGTTCCAGCCGCTCAATCTCCTTCCCCAAGTCCACAACCTCCTGCTCCATCTTCTCATAGGCAGCCGTATCCTCCGCCGACAGCAGGCCGTCCCCGCCCCGCTTGCTGTCCAGGAAAGCCTTTGCCGCCTCCCATGCCTTCGCACGCTTCTCCCTCAACTCCAAAATCTTCTTCATCTCCATACCTCCGTCAATCTATTTTTTGAATTTACAAAAACCTCTTTTCCAGGCCCCGCACCGCCGCAGCACCTCAAAGCCGCTTCCCAGGCTCCACATAGCTGCAGCACCTCTAAACCGCTTCCCAGGTTCCACATAGCCGCAGTACCTCACAGCCCTCCCCTGCTCCGCCGGTTCACAGACCGCCTCAGCCCATGACCACTCCGAAATCTCAATGCCGCAAAAGCCCCAGCCGCTTCTCCAACTGCTCCACCGGAACCCTCTTTTCCGGCTCCTTCGGCACCAGCTTAGACAGCAGGGAATTAGTCACCGCCATGCGCGAAAACATCACGCCCTCCGACTCCGTATCCCTCACCGAATCTTCCGTACTTTCCCCTTCATGCAGAACCCCATCCGCAAACCCAAGTTCCACCGCCTTCTTCGCATTGAACCAGCTCTCCGCATCCATCAGGTGGGAAATCCTCGCCCGGCTCATTCCCGTCTTGATCTCATAAGCGTTCATGATGCTCTCCTTCACCTCGTCCAGCATCTCCCCGGCCCTCTGCATCTCCTTACTGTCACCGATAGCAATCGTCATGGGATTGTGAATCATCATCATACCCACCGGGGACATCAGGACCTCCGTCCCAGCCATGGCGATCACAGATGCCGCCGAAGCCGCCAGAGCGTCCACCTTCACCGTCACATCACCTTTGTACTCCATCAGCATGTTATAAATCCGCGCCGCCGCAAAAACGTCCCCGCCCGGAGAATTGATCCAGACCGTGATATCCCCCGTCCCTGCATCCAGCTCCTTCCGGAACAGCGCCGGCGTCACCTCGTCCCCGTACCAGGTCTCATCTGAAATCTCCCCGTTTAAAACCAGCGTCCTCTCCCCGTCCGTCTCATTCCGTATCCAGTTCCAAAACTTCCGCTTCATCTCTGCACCTCACTTCTTCTTCCAATACTTCCCGTCAATCCCCATAAATCAGCGCACAAAAAAAGCCTTCAGATATCTCCGCCTGCCAGCTTCCAAAACGCCTTTATTCTGCTTTTATGCCTTTATACCTTTATGCTTTCATGTTCCCATGCCTCACTGCCCCTGTCCGGGATAGCCCTGCCGCGACATCCTCCCGTCCGGCGGCTCCTGCAGGTTCTTCCCCGCAAACAACCCTGCATCTTCCAGCTTGCACAGATTCCCGTTCACCAGGTACAGATCCCCGCCTTCCTCCGCCGGGATCGGGTTCATGTCCTCCATCTCCCTGATATCATTCGCAGACAGCCACCCATTCTGCCGCCCCACAGAATACCCTGTCATACGGCTCTGGTAATCCCCCCGCAGAAGCCCGTCCACGTTCAACTTCACAAAATACTCCCGCTTCTCCTGGGGCAGCAGGAGCGCCTTCTGTAAAGACTGCTCCCACCGGATTACCCATGGGTCCAGCGTATACTTCACAAACTCCAGCGACTGCTGCTCAATATTGGAAAAACTGCTCTTATCCAGATCCCCCACCATATGCGGCGGAATCCGGTACAGCCTGGCAATCTCGTCCACCTGGAACTTCCTGGTCTCCAGAAACTGCGCTTCCTCCGGCGGAATCCCGATCTGCTGGTACTTCATGCCCTCTTCCAGAACAGCAACCTTCCCCGCATTCTTAGAACCCCCGTAGACAGCGTGCCAGCTCTCCCGAACCTTCGCCGGGTCCTTCAACACCCCCGGATGCTCCAATACACCGCCAGGCGTGGCCCCGTTCTCAAAGAACCCCGCTCCGTATTCCTCACAGGCCAGCGTCATCCCCACCGCATTCTTCGCCATGGCAATGGGAGAATACCCCACCAGCCCGTCAAACCCAAGCCCAGGGATATGCAGCACATCCTCCGGTGCAAGATACACCCTGCCGTACTCCCCAAAGTTCGGGTTCTCGTCACTGTACCGGTTATAGACATAATAAAGCTCCCCCTTATCATCCCGGTCAACCTCCACCTTGTCCGGCAGCAGCGGGTACAGCCCCAGCACCCGGCCCCCGCCGTCCCGTATGATCTGCGCATAGGCATTCCCCCAGATCAAAAGATGGCTCATAAGCGTCTCCCGGAACACAAAAGAAGTCATCTCCGGGTTCGGCTCGTCATGCAGGAGATAATACAAAGGATGGTCATACACCCGCTCCTTCCCCCTCCCCGCATACCGGTACAAATGCACCGGCAGGGAAGCAATCGCCTCCGACAGAATCCGCACACAGGAATAGACTGCCGTGGTCTGCATCGCCGTTCGCTCATTCACGTTCTTCCCGCTGGTACTCCGCCCGAAGAAAAAAGAATAAGCCGTACTGTTATAGCTGTCCTTCGGCTTATCCCTCGCACCCCGGATACCTAAAATAGATGCCAGTTTCATGCACACCTCCTAAAAATCAGCAAAAAAGAAGCGCCTCCGAAGAGACGCCCCCTATATGTCCAAATCAACACATTGCTATTTCTTTTTTACCGGAAAACAGACTTCCGTGACCAGTTCCTCCGGGTCAGATGTGTCACTGGGGCTTACATGGTAGATACAGAATGACTTCCCGTTAAAATCATACCCATTCTCAACCACCCAGTTTGCAACAGCCGCATTCACCCTCGAAATCTGGTCATAACCGCCCTTATATGTGGCAGACGCAATCTGAATAGGCGGCACGGTCTTAAATTTCACATGCTCCGTATCCTGATATGTTCCCACAACCGTACTCTGAATCTCCACATCCGAGTCATGCTCCTTATGCCCTTCATCGTGGAAAATCGCCATCCCATAACACGGCGCTGCCTGCTGCACATTCTGTCCTTCCAGTTCCCGGCACATGATCTCCCATAACAGCCCTTCCTGGTCATAAGCAGGGATCACCTGCCGCACACTTGCAACGTACCGTTCCGGTAATGTTTTTAATGTCACATTATAATCCATAAGGTTACCATCCTTTCTCATCCATTTCAATGTACTGTCAAGAAACTGCAGCTTCTGCCGTATCTCCCTGGCTTCCCCTTCCAGTTCCTTCCGTTTCAAAATCAGGAACCGCTCCATTTCCTGTACATCCTCATATTTGCCCAGTATTTCTTTTATCATGGAAAGCCCGAAGCCCAGGCTTTTTAATGCCTGTATCTTTCCGGCCAGAGGAAGCTGGGATTCGCTGTAATAGCGGTATCCTGTAAAATCGTCCACGCATTCCGGGTGAAGGATTCCTATTTCATCATAATGCCGGAGCATACGGATACTAATCCTTGACAGTTTTGAAAAATCTCCTATCCTTAACATTCGTTCCACCTCACATATATGTGTCTTCCTGAGCTCAATCATACTTTAGAGTATACCATAGTGTGAGAGTCAACCCCATAATCAAAAGATTTTTTAATTTTTCAGTCCCATCAGGCTAAAAGCTCAAAATTCCCCTCTCGTCATACACACTCCCCGTACTTCCGCCATGCCTAATCGCCCGGTCAAGCGCCATGATTGCCGCCACCGCACCGTCAATCTTCTCCGTGGACTTCTCCTTATCCGGCTTGATGTTCCCTGCCGGGTCCGTCCGGATAAAGATATTATCCATCATCCACCTAAGGACCGGATGCCCTCCGTGTGCGATATTCTTCTCCAGCACCAGCTCCATCAGCCTCTTGGACGGTGGCGACATATCCTTGAAGCCCTGACCGAACGGAACCACCGTAAAACCAAGCCCCTCTAGGTTCTGTACCATCTGCACCGCTCCCCACCGGTCAAAAGCGATCTCCTTTATGTGAAACCTCTTCCCCAGATCCTCTATAAAACTCTCAATAAACCCATAATGGATCACATCCCCTTCCGTAGTCTCCAAAAACCCCTGCTTCTCCCACACGTCATAAGGCACATGGTCACGCCTCACCCTGCGCACCATGTTTTCCTCCGGTATCCAGAAATACGGCAGGAACACATACTTCTCCGCATCGTCCCTGGGCGGAAACACCAGCACAAAAGCCGTGATATCAATAGAGCTTGACAAATCCAGCCCTCCGTAACACTCCCGCCCCAGAAGCTCCCCCTCGTCCACCGGGAAAGCACAGGCATCCCACTTCTCCATCTGCATCCAACGTGTAGACTGCTTCACCCACTGGTTCAGCCGAAGCTGCCGGAAGATATTTTCCTCCGCCGGATTATCCCTGGCGCTCAAACACGCATTCCGCACCTTCCCAATATCAATGGTATGCCCCAAAGACGGGTTCGCCTGATACCACACTTCCTCCGAAGTCCAGTCCGCATCATCCGGAGCCCCGTAGATCACCGGATAAAATGTCGGGTCCGCCTTCCTCCCGCACAGAATATCCTCCGCCTTCTGATGCTGCTCAAAACACACCGAATGCCGGTCCGTCCCCGCCGTAGTAATCAGGAAGAACAAAGGCTGTGTCCTGGCATCCCCGTAGCCCTTCGTCATAACGTCGAACAGCTCCCGGTTCGACTGGCTGTGCAGCTCGTCAAAGATGACCGCATGGACATTCAGCCCGTGCTTCGTATACGCCTCCGCAGAAAGCACCTGGTAAAAACTGTTCGTCGGCTTATACACCAGCCGCTTCACCGACATCACCGGCTTGATCCTCTTCTTTAACGCCGGGCACTGCTCCACCATGTCCACCGCCACGTCAAACACAATGGAAGCCTGCTGCCGGTCAGAAGCACAGCCGTAAACCTCCGCACCCCACTCATTGTCCCCGCAGGTCATGTAAAGCGCCACCCCTGCCGCCAGCTCCGACTTCCCGTTCTTCTTTGGGATCTCCACATAGGCCGTATTATACTGCCGGAACCCGTCCTCCTTCACCGTCCCGAACACGTCCCTGATGATCGTCTCCTGCCACGGCAGCAGGTCAAACGCCTGCCCCCGCCATCTCCCCTTCGTATGTTTCAGGCAGCGGATAAACTCCACCGCCCTCTGCGCCTTCGCCTCGTCAAACACTATCCGCCGCCTCCCTTGAACAACAGGAGCTCCATGGCGTCGCTCTCCTTATCCTCCCCGGCATCCGCCACGATCCGGCTCCGGGAAGAAGGCGTAAGCCCGAACTGCTCACAGAACCGGTTCATGATCTTAAGGTAGGTCTGCGCAATGGACACCTGCGGGACCTGCTGGCAGTACCCCGAAGGCGTCTCCATGATCGCCCCATGTTCGGAAATATATTCCTCCGCTTCCTTCCACCTGGCATACGCCTGGCAGTATCCCGCAAAAGCCGCCATGTCAATCTCCGTCAGAATCCCAAGCCGCTCCATCTGCTTCGCCATCCGCTTCCATTCCTTCTTCGCCTCCGCTTCCAGCCACGCCGGGCATCTAGGAGCCTTCTTCTCCGGCTTCGGCTCCCCGGCATTCAGCCCCCGCTTCCCAGGGTTCCCCTCCAGCACCTTCACCGCCGTAGGCTTCGGCTTCCGCCCTCTCTGCGCCACCGCACTCACCTCCCTCCGTACCGGCTCACACACTTTCTAATTCAGAAAATCAAAATCCTCATCAGGCCCCGCCCCGGAATCCCTGGACAGGCCGCCTGCCATATCCCCAAAATCCTCCCGTGCCGTGTCCTTCACAGTATTATCAATGTTTTCCCGTATCTCTTCTTCCGCAGCATCAGCAAATTCTTCCCATGCTGTCCTCTGCACAGAATCACTAAAGTCCTCCCATGCCGTCCCCGGCACAAAGCCATCCGCGCCTTTCCATTCATCCTCCCGCACGGAATCCCCGAACTCTTCCCGCACAGCCTCCATCTGCGCCAGAAGCTCCCGGCTCTCCGGCAGTGCCATGGCAACCGCATAAGCCACCGTCGCCGTGACCGCATTCCCGGCCTGCTTATAGAGCTGTGTCTCCGAATTGACAGCCGCCGCCCGCTCATACAGCTCATCCGAGAACCCCTGCAGACGGAAACACTCACGGGGAGTCAGCCTCCGGATCTTCCCGCACTTCGTCACCGTCCCCATCATGCACCCCGTATCCAGCGTCTGCGAACAGCCCTTTCCAACCCGGCCCCGCCGGGATTCACTCTTCGGATACGACAGGCACACGCCGTCCCCCGGATAAGCCAGGTCATACCCCTGCTTCGTGCCGTTCCTCACCGGCAGCGCCGTCTCCGCATCCCCGGACTCTTCTTCCGGCAGGTACACCCCATGCTGGTCCTGCGCCGTCAGCGTGAACATCGGCTCCCCGGCTTCTTTCCTCCGCCTCCCGTTCTGCCGCTTCTCCATCCTGTCCGGCGTCAGCACCGCCCTGGCTTCCTGCACCGCAGAATCAGTCTCCAATACCCCGGAATTTCCATAATTCGTCAGCCCGCCATTATACTGTGCAATCAGGCACCTGGCAACCTCTGTGACCTTTGGATGGTTCAGCGTCTGGTCCACAAATATCCGTCCGCCTGACTCTGCATCTCCCACGCAGTACAGCCCGGTCTTCGCGCCCATGCCACCGCCGTTCGCCCCGATACTCACCGAAACCCCGGACGGGTCATACACCCGGTATCCCTGCATCCCGCCTATAACCTCTTTAAGAGCTCCGCCGTCTTCTCCGGAGACAGGTAATATTTCCCGTCCGCCTCTGCTTCTAAGAACTGCGATAAGGAATACCCTCTCCCGGTTCTGCGGGACTCCGAAGTCTTTAGAATTAAGCACCTGCCACCGCACGTCATACCCTGCCTCGTCCATTTCAGAGAGAACGGCGGCAAAATCGAATCCTGCATTGACTGATAACAGGTTCTTAACGTTCTCAACAAGTAGGTATGTGGGCTTATCACTTTCCTCTTTGCCTTTGATGAGGTCAATAATGCTGTAATAGATTCCACTTCTTTTTCCTCTAAGCCCTCTCTGCTTTCCTGCGATGGAAATATCTTGACAAGGGAATCCGTAGCACCAGATATCGGCGTATGGGATATCCCCCGGTCTAAGTTCTGTAACATCATATGCCTTCCACTCCCCTTTCGTATCATGCATGGCCTCATAAGAAGCCCTTGCAAATTTATCATACTCACAATACCCGATACACTTATGCCCGGCCCATTCCAGCCCCAGCCGGAACCCGCCGATGCCTGCACAGATATCCAGAAATGTAAGCCTCCCCATATCAGCTTCCCTCCCCTCTGTCACCTGCTTCCACAGCACTCAATTCCTCAAACTTCAGATCATAAAAATAAGCGGCCTCCGGGAACCGCCGCTCAAACTCATCCAGATATCTAAAACAGGCGCTCTGCCTGCCGTTCATCTCTGCATACTCCCGCAGGCTCTTTTTCTTAAAGACCCCCGGCTGGTTCGCCCACCTTGCGATAGTGACATACATGCCCCGGAATGGACTTTCTCCATATCGGGCAAACCGCATCACATAAGGCAGGCATCTATACTTCATCAAAATCTCCACCCGTTTCAGAAGTCCAAAGATATCTTCCACCCAGAAACCCTCATCCCACACGTCCTCCCGGTCAAACCCGCAGAAGCAGTAGAACCGCAGGCATACATCGGTATATTCCCTTATAAGGATGAGCTTCTTTTCGATCAATCCTGCGTCCTTCACATCATCGAACGCAAACGTATACACTCCATCATAACGGGCGGAAAACAGCTCCCGGCACTTTTCATCATCCAGAAGCCGCTCGTCCAGCCCCTGCCGAAACTGGAAAGGCTTCCCCGTCCGCTTTAATGCGTCCAGCATCTCCTTCCACCGGGGATGCCCAAGAAAATTGTCATCCAGCAGGCATATTTTCTTCCGCTCCGGATCCATGAACTCTTCCAGAGGGCTGTGCATACATACCCTGTCATAATTCCGGTTCACGCAGAACTTGCATTTCCGGAAGCATCCCCTTGTGAGGAACCCGATAGAGTAATCCAGATAAAACTGAAAATCACCTTTCTTCGCCCCGGCATCCAGCTTCCCCTGTACCCACTCGTCATACAGATGGTAGTCCGGCATATGGTGCTCCGCTTCTTCCGGCAGGGACGGTGCCCTGTCACAAAAGAACCCCGTGCCTCCGTAAATGACATTTTCCAGTTCAAGGATGCCCTCCGGTACATCCGTATCCGTGAAAACTTTTGACAGATATACCCGGTCAAACCGATCCAGCCTCTCATAGTCTGTTTTCAGCGCCACGTCATCCCCGCGCCCCTTGTGATATCCCGACAGCTTCATGCAGGCAAGGTTCGGGAACCTGTGTTTCTTCCTGCCGATCAAATCCGCATCAATCACCGCAATCCGTTCCATTCTGCACCTTTCCTTCTGTCTCTTCCCGGACATTTTCCCTGGCCGGAAAACACAGACTGTCCATGCTCCCCAGCCTCTCCCTCAATTCCCGGAAGAACTCCTTCCCCCGGATACGCTTTCCCTCCCGTATCCGTTCTTCCTCAAACCGGAACCTGACCTCCAGCTCCTGCACGGAAAAATCCTTCCGGAAATTACGCCAGGTTTTGGCTTCCCATTCCAGAAGCCGGCTCCACAGCTCCGGAAACTCCCGGCGCAGCGTCCGCAGTTCCTCCAGCCCCTGCAGGGGGCAGCACCAGCAGGACACCCGGTCAAACTGCCTGTACAGACCGCCCCAGTCATACCCCCGCTCATAACAGTAATCCAGGCAGTCCTTCTCCGTCATCCCCCATTCCACCAGAGGATACCGGTACTCCTTCACCCTCTGCGGCTCATCTGCCGCTATGCCGATATACTGCACGATCTCATATCTCTTCCTAAGTCCTGACAGATACCTGTTGATCACCGCCGTCTTCAACACGGAAGTACACCAGCGGTTCCTAGGCCCCGCCCAGCTCATGCCCGGCTTGCCCGCATAAGGGGAATCCGGGTCCTTCCGCTCCGGCGTATAATGGAGCAGGTAATACTCAAAGCCCTTTTCCTCTTTCAGACGCACCACCGGGACCGGCAGGGCCTTTTCCAGCCTTTCCACATGCTCATACATCTGGGGAAATTCCAGCCCCGTGTCACAGAACATCACAAAATCCAGAGGCCAGCCTTCCTCCACCAGCCGCAGGACCATGGCCGTGGAATCCTTCCCGCCGGACAGCGAAGCCGCATACAGCTTTTCCTTTCCGCCGTCCTCATGCACCCGGCATGGCGGCACCATTCTCCGCCATCTCTCTCTGCAGGTTCAGCTTCGCCGCTTCCCCATAGCCTTCCATCCCGTTCGCCTTACAGTAATTCCTCACAATGTCACGGGACAGCCCCACGGCAGAGGCAGCAGCCTTATAGCCCTTCCCCTGCATCCGCAGCTCTTTAATCTGCGCCGCCTGTTCCTTCGTCATACCTTCACCCCCAAAACAAAAAGAGCCGGAAAACCACCTTTTTCCGATAGTTTTTCAGCCCCAAAATGCAGGATTTACAGAGATTTCAGGTACGGAATAATCCGCCGGAATCCTTGTAAATCCTGCATTTATGTATGCCTGGATCATGTGCCGCCTATCCCCCCTGCCAATTTCTGCGAAAATTCACGTTTGAGGGGGCGGCGGTGTCCAGGGATATGGCTTCTGGAGATTTCCACCGCCCCTCCCCTACGGCTATATGCAGAACCCACAGCTCACAGGAAAAATCTTTGTGGAGATCACCGGCCGGATTTCGCTGGAGATCCGCACGTTTCCCCGGTAAAATAGTAGTCAGCACCACACCAAACCTAAAGGAGGCACACGTCTATGAAATCAAAGCTGATCAAAGTAATCACATCCTCACGCCTTACCTATCCCAAAAACCCTTTTGATGACACCAAATACATCCGGACACCCAAGATCCAGATAGAGGGAAACTGGCTGGAATCCCTCGGCTTCCACATCGGGGACCGCCTGCAGGTGGACTATGAAGAAGGCTCCATACATATCCACCCCGCGCCGCCGGAATCAGAATGTCCCGCCGAACCCGCATGATAAGAACAGCCTGTACCGCAAAAGCCCTGGAAGCTCCCAGGGCTTTTCTGCCGTCAGTACCTGTATTCCTGATACCTGTCCTCGGTCATGGTCTTGCTGTCATGGCAGCTCTTACAGAGCGCCTGCCAGTTTCCCTCATCCCAGAACAGTTTCCCATCCCCTCTGTGCGGCACGATATGGTCAACCACTTCCGCTCTCACGTACCGTCCCTGCTCCCTGCACTTCTCACACAGCGGATGCCGTTTCAGAAAAAGTTTCCTTGCCTTCCGCCACCTGCTGCCATATCCGCGCCCGGAAGCGTCCGCACGGTCCGCCCTGTGCAGTCTGGCATGTTCCTCACAGAAATCACCGTCCGTCAGCTCCGGGCATCCCGGATGCTTACACGGCTTCTTCGGCCTTCTCGGCATGATCACCACCGCCTCACTCCGCCGTAATACTTATCCGCTATGGCGTCCTGCTGATGCTCCGGCAGGCTCCTAAGCCTCTCCTTTGCTTTCTCCAGGGACCGCTCCTGTTCCTCCTTCGTCTTATGAAAACCGCAGGGCTTCCCCTGGCACTGCCTTCCGATCACGCCGCAGTGCCCATTCCCGCACAACGCAAAACAATCCATCATGATCTCCCTTCCATCCTCTCAATCTCAAAAAGGGCGGCGGTGAAAGGATGAAGCCCGCCGCCCCACAAAGACAAAAGAAAAAGCCCCATGGACATATCCACAGAGCTCCTTACAGTTCTTCGCATTCTAAGAATACCACAGCTTCCAATAAACTTTCAATAAACCCTTACTGTACCTTTACTAAACCATTACCCAACCATTACTAAACCAGGCCCCGCCGGTCAGTCCAGAAGATACCGCCCTGCCGTCTTCTCCCGTATCCGGTACAGCTCTTTCATCTCCGCCAGCGCTTTCTTCCGGTACTTCGCTATCATCGTTTCGCTCACATTATACTTTTCCGCCATCTCCCGCCACGTCATATCCTCCATCACCATATCCCGCACCACCTCCGGCAGCCTCCCGCTCAACTGCCCCACGGCATACTCAAAAAATTCCAGTTCTTCCTTCACCGCCTGATACCTCCCAAGCAGGTAATCAAACCAGTCATCATCCAGACGCTCCTTCACCTGCCAGTACTTCACCGCCGCATTCCCGGTCTTATCGGAAGCCCCGCCGCCCTGCACCCGCTCCCCCTGGGGCTGTGACAGGCACATGCTCTCTATCACATCCTCATACGGCACGCCCCGGAACCGGGAAAGCTCAAACTCCAGAAGCCCCATGTCCTTCTTCCAGCTCCGGTATTCCTTAAACAGCTTCTCTGTCTCCATCCTTTCCGCCTCCAATCCTCGCCCTCACCGCTTCCACAAGCGCCGCCTGTCCGCAGTCCTTCTTCTCCAGGGCCGCCATCACCCGCTCGTCCAGCGTCCCCTTTGCAATCAAATGGTGGACCACCACTGTATCCTCCTGCCCCTGCCTCCACAGCCTTGCGTTCATCTGCTGGTACAGTTCCAAAGACCAGGTAAGCCCAAACCATACAAGCGTGGAGCCTCCCGCCTGCAGGTTCAGCCCGTGCCCTGCGGACGCCGGATGGATCACCGCCACCGGAATCTCCCCGGCATTCCACTTCCGCATATCCTCCGCCGTATCCAGTTCCACGGCCCCGACCCTCTCCCGTATCCGCTCCAAATCATGCCTGTACCAGTAAGCCACCAGCACCGGCTTCCCGTTCGCCGCCTCTATCAAATCCTCCAGTGCTTCCAGCTTCCGGTCATGGATACGCCTCACCCTGCCGTTCTCGTCATAGACCGCCCCGTTCGCCATCTGTAACAGCTTATTGGAGAGTCCGGCGGCATTCACCGCGTCAATATCCCCCTCCGCAAAAGGCAGCAGCATATCTTTCTCCAGCTTCCCATACAGCTCCATCTCCCTCCCGCTCATGGCAATCTCCACCCGGTTATACACACACTCCGGCATATCCAGATAGTCACAAGCCCTCATGCTGATACAGATATCAGAGATCAATCCATAGATTGCTTCCTCCGCCCCGTCCCTGGGCTTATAGGAGAACACCATCTGCCTGCTCCGCTTATCCGGCAGGAAGAACCGCTCCCGGTATCCGCCGATGAACCGCCCAAGCCTCTGCCCCATGTCCAGCAGCCCAATCTCCGCCCATAAATCGATCAGCCCGTTCGGCGCCGGCGTCCCGGTCAGCCCCACTATCCGCCTCACCTTCGGCCGCACCCTCTTTAGTGCCTTAAACCGCTTCGCCCTATGGGACTTGAAAGAAGACAGTTCATCAATCACCACCATATCAAAATCCCACCTGCAGGAATCCACCAGCCACTCCACATTTTCCCGATTGATAACATACACCTGCGCCTCCCGCTCCAGTGCCGCCAGCCGCTGCTTCTCCGACCCCAGCACCTTTGACAGCCCGATCCCTGACAAGTGCTCCCACTTCTCCAGCTCGCCGCCCCAGGTATCCCTCGCCACCCGCAGAGGCGCGATCACAAGCACCTTACGGATATCAAAATAGTCAAACAGAAGCTCCCACACCGCCGTCAGCGTGATCACCGTCTTCCCAAGCCCGCAGTCCAAAAAAAGCGCGCCCACCTTCTCCCTGATGATAAACTCCTTCGCATACTCCTGATACTCATGCGGAACATATCTCATCCAGCACACCTCCAATCTGCTCCAGGCTGTCTATCACATAAACCGGAAAGCCCAGGCCTTCCAGCTGCCGCTTCCTCTTCTCCTGCAGCGGCCTTGTCTTCTTCCCAGGAGCCTTCAACTCCACAAAGGCAATCTTCCTCCCCGGTAATAAGACAATCCGGTCCGGCACCCCATCCAAGCCGGGAGAAACGAACTTCACCGCCATGCCTCCCAGCTTTTTCACCGATACGGCCAGATGCCGTTCAATCTCACACTCCCTCATCCAGACACCTCCGTCCTGTCCTTAATCCGACCCGGAACATGGATACAAAAAATCCCTTATACCTTATACGTGTATATAACACGTACATATATGCTTCTTTTTCTTATTACCCATACCCCACTAAGAGATTCTTGTCCCCTTGTTCCAGACCACCCCGCAACCCTTGATTTTACGGAATCCCCAGTACGGGAACTATCGTCAGAACAGACTCTCTCTTGTTCCGCTCGTTCCGTTCCGCCTTGTTCCCATACAGGCAGACTTGTTCCGTCTATTTCCCGTCTTGTTCCCGCACATATGCCCGTTGTTTCCCATAAATCGGGAACCCGGACATCCCGTTCTTCGTCTCCGTATATTTTCCCCATCCCTCAATCTTCCGCATGATGCCGCTGATCTCATAGGAATCTATCTTTTTCAAGGCAGAGGACTCCCGCCCGAAGCACTCGCACCAGATCTCCATGTTGCACACCATCATCCGGCGCATCGTCCCCGTCTGCCGTTCCTCCCCAAACTCGCTGCCGTTCAAAAAATTCCTCCGGTCATATAAACTCATAGAGCCCCAGTTCTCCGGCAGGAGCGTGTCAAGGTACGTCCGCACCAGCCCTTCCCGGTCATCCGTCTCCATAGCCTCCGCCTGCTGGGATACAGCCATGGCCGCAACGTCCCCTTCCAGGTACAGCCGCTCCCCGTTCTCATAGACGGTCTTTGCCTCCGCCCATATCTGTAGCACGTCCTCCCCGGAAATCTGCCAGGGCTTTCTCACGCTCTCCCCGTTCACCCTCACCGGCCAGAAACGCCGGTTCCCGGTAATGTCACGCAGGAAGCCGCTCTCCGTATTCGTGCTCCCCACAATCACGCACTGCCTTGGGTGGCTCTCCACGTTCAGCCCATAGCTGGCGCGGTACTTGTCATCCACCCTGGAAAGAAAAGACTTCACCGTCTCCACGTCCGTCTTCTTCATCCCGGCAAGCTCCCCTAATTCCAGAATCCAATACCCCTGCAGCTTCTCCGGTCCGGACTTATCCCGCATGTCCGTAAGCGTCAGGCTGTCCGAAAACCACGCCCCTGCCAGTTTTGCAAAAAGTGTGGACTTCCCAATCCCCTGCGGGCCGTTCAGGATAAGCACACTGTCAAACTTCGTCCCCGGCTGGTAGATCCTAGCCACAGCCGCTGCCAGCGTCTTCCGGATGACCGCCTTTGTATATGCGGAATCCTCCGCCCCCAGATAGTCCGTCAACAGCGTGTCGATTCGCTTCACCCCGTCCCATACCGGCAAAGCATCCAGATACTCCTTCACTGGATGGTATGCCCGCTCCGATGCCACAGCCAGTAAGGCATCCTTCGTCTTTGCGGGCGCATACACCCCGTAACCCTTATTCAGATAAACTTTCAAAGACGCAAAATCCGAATCATTCCATCCCAGCTTGATCTGCTTCCAGGGCAGGCTCTCCCCAGCATCAATCCCGTCCCGGTGCAGATTAAAAGCGATGGATCGCAAACCCTCATCATGCCGGATTGCCAGCACCAGATTGTCCAGCGTGTCCTTCACCTTCCCCTGCCGGTCCAGTTCCAGCCCCTTGCGCCAGTCATCTTCCGAAGAAAACTCCTTCCGGGCAGACTGCGCCCTGTCCTCTGCCAGCGTCAGCTTCACCTTTTCGTCACTGACCGCAAACTCGCTCATTGCCTTAAAGGACAGCAACTTAGAAGCCTCCATATCCTCCGGAGCCCTCACGTCCAGCTCCCCAAACTTATGGATACGCACCATGTCAAAAGCGTTCATCAGCTTCCCGCAGGCCGGGTCCGTGGCATGATGGGAATAGGCAAACTTCCCCTCATAAACCACCACCCCCGCCTGGGAATCCGCCGGGATATAATCATACCGCCCCTGCATGGCGCTCGGCTTATACACGTCCGCCAGGAACACCTCCGCCGCTTCCTCTATGCTGTACGTCCGGCAGAACGCCCCGACCACGCCCTCCTTTTCAAGCGGGTCCGCCTGCTTCTTCATCTCCCGCAGCACCACCGCCTGCTGCCGCCCGCTCACCGGCCACTCCGAAGAATCCCGCCAGTCCTTATACCTGGAGAGCACCGTGTCCGGGTCCAGGACCTCCCCCTCGATATCCCGGAACACAAACTCCCCGTCCGCAGACGTGGACGGCCAGTACATCAGGCGGGACGGCTCATAAGTGGTATCGTCAAACAGCTCCATGCCGATGTCCTCAGCCACCTTCCGCGCCACCGCCGCGTACTCGTCCGGCGACACATTCCTGGACAGCGGGATCACCAGCTGGAACCTGGGACTCTCCGGCGTATGCTTATGCGTGGAATAGATCAGGCACCGGAAATCAAAGAACATCTCCATCCGCTCCGGGATATCCGCCTCGGCATGGTCCATATCCAGCGTCAGGGCAGACCGGAACACCACACAGTCCTTCTTCCGCCTGCCGCCCCTCAACTTCCCCATCACAAAGCCGCCCACGTCCTTGATGGAATCCTGCCTCGCCTTGGACAGCTTCCGGTACTGCTCCACCGTCTCCGCCGTCCGTATCGTCCGGGAAATACGCCAGACAAAATCCTCCAGCTCCATCTCCCCGCCGTTCCACCGCTTCTCCATCCTCGAATTGCCCGTTGAAATATATAATTTCATACACTCATACCCCCTGTTCCGCTTCCTGCACCATTCCCGTACCCCATGAAAACGTCCTCCTACTGTTTTTGATAAAACGGGCACTCATACCCGTCCGCCCGCAGCGGCAGCCCCTCCGCCCACACAGGCCGAACCGCCATCACCTCACACATATCTTCCACGGAACCCATGCCCTCCGGCACCTCCGCAATGATCTCATCATGGCAGTGCATCACAATGGGATAGCCCCTCTTCTCCACCCGGAGCATGGCTTCCGCCAGTAGGTCCCTGGCCGTCCCCTGCACGATATTCTCCACCAGCTTCGGCCCGTAGGTCTCAATCCGGCCCCACTTCTTATTTTCCAGAATCCCCTCATAAGTCAGACCCTCCCGCCCGAACTTATTCACCGCCATCCTGGGTTTCACATACGCCAGCTTCCTGCCGGACGGCAGCATGACAAACAGAATCCCGCTCCGATACTCAAACCCAATCCTGCCTGCCCGTGTCTTCGCCCTCTTCATCACAGCCTCCACAGCCGCCTTATCCACGTCCCACCAGAACTGCGTGATATGCGGGTTCGCCCTGCGCCATGCAGCCACCAGGGACGGCAGATCATCCTCGGACAGCCCCATATCCAGCGCACCCATGGAAATCAGCGCCCCCGCCGCCCCGCCATACCCCAGGCCAAGCTCCGCAATCTTCCCCTTCTGCCGAAGAGTGGAACCCTTTGTCACTTCCTCAATCGGAACATGGAACATAACCGCCGCAGAAGCCTCATAAATCTTCCCGTGGGAAGAAAACACCTCCAGCCGCCACGTCTCCCCCGCAAGCCACGCCAGCACCCGCGCCTCAATCGCAGAAAAATCCGCCACCACAAACCGGCACCCCGCCTCCGGCACAAACGCCGTCCGTATCAGCTCCGAAAGCACCTCCGGCGTGGAACCGTAAAACATCTCCACATCCTCAAACCTGCCCTCTTTCACAAGCTTTCTCGCCAGCTCCAGATCCGGCAGATGGTTCTGCGGGAGATTCTGCACCTGCACCAGCCTCCCGGCCCACCGCCCGGTCCGGTTCGCCCCGTAAAACTGCAGCAGACCATGCACCCGCCCGTCCGAACACACAGACCGCTCCATGGCCTCATACTTCTTCACGGAAGTCTTCGCCATCAGAAGCCGCAGCCGCAGAAGCTCCTCCACCTCCCCGTCCGCCCCCTTGATCAGCTCCGCCACCGCCTTCTTGGATAGGCTCTCCGCCTCCATCCCGTTCTCCCCCAGCCAGCCCTTCAACTGGGCCACGGAATTGGGATTTTCAAGCCCCGTCAGCTCATACGCCCGCTTCGTCACAACCTCCTTATGCAGACGCTCACACTTTACTGCCTGCCGCACCAGTCCCATATCCACCAGCACGCCCCGGTCATTGATCCTCTGGTCCAGCCGGTACAGCTCCATCTCGCCCTCCGGAACCGGGAACTTATACAGCTTCCTCCGTATGGCTTTCTCCACATCCACGTCCCTCATACAGTAAGCCTTGAACAGCTCCCACTTCTCCGGCGCATGGCATGGCAGGTTCCGCCTCCTGCCGCCGTTGGCTTTCGTCGGCTTACACGGCACACAGAAATACCGGATCAGCTCCTTCCCCTCCCTCATCTTCTGCTCGTCCAGTCCCAGCACCGCACCCACGTCCTCCAGGGACCGAGGCAACGCCAGCACCGCCGCCTGGACCGCGCTGCAGTGCCAGGAATCCGGCGGAAGATACCTCCCGAAATGCTTAGAAAGGCACGTCCGCTCAAAATTCGCATTGAACGCCGTCTTCACCACAGAGCCGTCAAAAACCGCCTCCACAACTTCCTCCGGCAGTTCCTCCCCCTGCGCCAGATCTATCACCCTGGTTTCCCCTCCGTCAAAGGAATAGGCAAACAGCAGGATTTCAAAAGCAGGGCTGTCCGCATAAGCGTAAACCCCGCACTTTATCAAATCCACATCACTGAACGTCTCAATATCAATCCCTAAAATCCGTCCCATAACACCACGGCTCCCTTCCTCCTGTAATTCTCCCCAGCGGGAAACGGGCGGCAGTCCCCCGCCGCCCCCACAAATCTATCCCAGGAAATCTTCCTCGTCATCCACTTCCACCGCGTCAAAATCATCCTCAGCGTTCGTCCTGCCGCCCAAAGATTCCCCGTCCCGCAGCTTCTGGATATTCCCCAGCCCCGCCGCAATCCCACGGTTCCCGTTGCTGTTGAACCCGTAAAAATTCACACTGATCCGCCCATAACACCCGGAATACACCTCCGACTGGTCCAGAATCGGCTGCACGTTCCTGTCCACCACCTGCGGTGCCTGCTTACTGTTGGCATTAAAGAAATAACTGTCCGCATAAGCCTCATCCTCCGGCCGGTCAATATCCCCGTCCCGCAGCGGCAGCTTCAAATTCGCCGGGATCTTCCCGCCCCACTTGGAAACCGAATCCTTCTTCGCCTGCTCAATCGCCCTCTGAATCTTCCCGATCGTCTCCGTGTCCGACTTCGGAATGATAGCCGACACCGAATACTTCGGGTCCCCGTCATTCACCGCATTCGGCTCCCAGCAGTGCAGATAAGAAAATCTGCAAGGTACAATCACTTTTGTCAAACTTACATTTTCGTTACTCATAAATTCATTCCTCCTTAAAATCCGCCTCCGCCGTCGCCGCCAACACTTCCTGCCTCTTATCCGACTCCGGCACCAGCGTAATCTTCCCCTAGGGCTTATACACCAGCTTCCCAAGGACCTCCGCAAACCTCTTCTTACCCATCAGCTTCTCCATCTCCGTAATCCCAATCAGCGACCTCTTATAAATATCCGCATACCCGGCAGCCACAGCCGCCTCCGCCGCCTCTTCCTCATCCGTATACTTCCGGCAGCTCCGGCCCTCCACCAGCTTGAACCCGGCCCACTTCTTCCCCTTGGACACAGCCTCGTCCTGGGCATAGGCATACACATCCGCAGACCACCTGGCCAACTCGTCCGCTACCTTCAAGACCTCCGCCACCTCGTCATCCGTCAAAAGCGCCGGAGCCCTAAACTCCATCTGCGCCAGCCCCAAAAACTCCTCCGCCCTGGCCCTGCAGGTATTCTTCGCCTTACAGAACCGGCACCAGGAACCACTCCGAAACTCCCCCTCGCCTGCAATGGCAAGGGCAGCCCTGGGCTTCAATTCTTTATTCACCCACTCCATCAGGTCAGATACGGAAATCTCCCAGGTACTCACCGATTCCAGCCGCGGCTGATAAATAGCCATACGCACCGTATCAATATCATAGATAGCCCCGAACAGCTCCAGCGCCCCCAGGCCATACAGCATCATCTGCGGGTTCCGCTCCGCCTCCACGGCAACGCCCTTCCCGTACTTCAAATCAACCACCGTCAGCACCCGGTCCGCCACGATCAGCAGGTCCCCCGTGCCGAACCCCTCCGGCACATAGGCCGAATAATCCAGCCGCTGCTCGATCAGCACCACCGGGTCCTTACACTCCTGCCTGGCAAGCTCCACCTGCTCCATGGCATAGGACACATACCCGTCCGTGCATTCCTCCATCTCGTCACACTGGTAATCCGACACCGGACGCTTAGAACGCCGTTTCAGGCTCCGTTTCAGCTTATGCTCCGCCAGGGCATGGGCGGCAGTCCCTTCCTCCGCATACACGCTGTCCCCCGTCTCTTCCGCAAACTGCTCTTCCAGCCGCGCGGACGGCGTACAGTTCAGCCACCTCCTGGAAGAAGACGCCGACAATAACGCATGTCTCCCCATATCAAAGCACCTTCGCTTCCTTCAAAAGCGCCGGGTAATGCTCCGGGCTCACCGCAGACGGCTTCACCGCACCATACTTCTGCAACAAATCTTTAATCTCCTGTGATTTCCCCTCCTGGGTCTTCTGCGCCATCACCGCCCGCACGTCCTCAATGGCGACAGCCTTCTCCTTTTTAATATCCGCCGCCTTCTTATCCTCTTTCCCGGACTTCTGCCCTTTCCCGGCATCCGAAGCGCCAGCCGCCCCAGAATCCGCTTCCGCATTCCCGTTCGTATCCACGGCTCCTGCGCTCTCCGGCACAGCCGCATCCTTCTCCGCCATATCAGCAGCACCATTCCACTCCATACCGGCAAGCCCTCTGATCCCGTCCGCCACCATGGAAAACCCGTCCGCAATCTTCAACAATTCATTTCCCATCATCACAATCCCTCCATATCTTCCAAACGCTCTATCAGTTCCTCGGAATACATAGCGCACACCAGCAGCTCCTTCCCGATCTCCGGATGGCTGAAATACTGTGCCTTCTCCCCGTACATCTTCCGTACCTTCATTTCCATAAGCCTGCGCCGCTCGCCCTTCTCGAACCCGAACACCCATATCCCGTCCGCTTTCTCCATCAGGCGGGAGACCAGGATGCCCTCCACCGCGCTCCCAAGTTCATCCTTGAAAATGCCGTGGAAACACAAAAACGGGCTCACCGGTATCTTCCCCTTATGGGCCGCATACCGGCAGTATTCCTCCGCCCTCTGCCGGTCCAGTTCCTCACTCCCCGTCAGATGCATCAGCACCAGCACCATCTCCATACGCGCCGCCTCCTTCCAGTTCTTCCGGCTCCATGAACCGCACCCCGATCCCCTGCTCCACGGCAAAAGCAATCTCCGAAGCCATCCCTTCCGTGGCCTCCCCGAACACCCACACCTCGTCACAGAAAAGGAGCAGTTCCAGCCCCATGGCAAGCCCCGCCTGCCGCTCCGCCTCGATCCCCTCATTCAGAAACTGCGGAAACAACAGATGCGGCGCAACAGGCAGAACCCCTTTTTCCCAGGCCGTCCGGCAGTACCCGGCCGCCTTCCTCGCATTCCCCTCCATGTCCCCACGGAAAGGGCTGCAGATAAACACCTTCTTACACATCACCACTTCCATCCTTTCTTTGCTTTCCGTCTTCCGGCCACTGCCGCCATACCGGCTTCATACGCCTGGACACTTTTCTCAATCTGCATCAGCTTCACTGCCAGACTCTTTGCGACAATGCTGATTGCCTGCAGGATACCAATAAGCTCCTGCGTATTCTCTCTTTCCATAGGCTCCATTCCTCCTTTCCGGGGCTGTCGCATCTATCCCCTTCACTGCCGTAATGACACTTTTTTTTAAATAGGCAACGAAATCACAAAACTTTTTAAAAAACCATTCGACATAAACAAAAAATATTGTCGAATACCCGGATATCACACGTCTATCCCCCGCTCCCGGAAGAAGCGGCGCAGTTTCTCCAGTACCTTATTCTTACGAAAATCCAGCGTCCGCCGGTTCTTCCCGCTGACCTTTGCATACTCATAAACACTCATTTCTTCCCCAAATACCTTCTCCGCTATCTCCCTTTCTTCCGGCAGCAGGTCATCCAATGCGTCTTTTAATACACCCAGCAGCATCCTCTTCTCCGCCAGTTCCTCCGTATCCTCCGCAAAAAGCTCATCCCTCATATCGTTCTCCTTCCATTCCTCATAAGACTCTTCCGTATACCCTTTTTCCTCCATCGCCTCCCGGTTCCTCTGCTCCCTCTTCTTCTGCCGCCACCACGGGCGGAAATACCTCTGGTACTCTTCCTCCGTAACCTCCATACTGACTCCCTCGTTCCCTGACCTGATGGTAATGATCCTCTTTTCAGACATAAAGCGTTCCTTTCTTTACGCCTTCGTAAAGCCAGAAACGCCGGAAGCTCTATATGGGACATTACCGTAAAACCAAAAAAAGGCCGGAGTAAGCTACTTGATTCCTAGCTTTACTCCGGCCATTCGGTGACTCGACACTATGCGGTCCCAC